GGATATCCTGGTGTTCAACCATCGTTCACAACGTTATGTTATACTGGTTTAACATCTACACCAGTATGTAATTCAACTGCGAACGTAGGTTCAATTTTAACATTCGGAACAGGGGTTATCGAAAACTATTCAGAAGTATGGTATGATACAGGAACTGCGTATTCTCCACTACCAATTGGTACCTATCTTAAGCAACAGAGTGTTCCTGGAGCAGATACCTTTGTTGTTGTTGATAATTATGGACATATATTACAGATAAATTGTTAATAACTCATGGCAAGAAATATAGCGCTTACCCTTACCGTTGACGGTGTTCAACAAACCATTACAACAATCGGTCAACTTGAAGACGCCATCAAACAGGCAAAAGCCCAACTTCAAGGTTTGGAGATTGGAACAGAAGAGTTTAAGAAACTACAAACCCAAATTAGAAATGCGGACTCCGCATTAAAAAACCTTCAAGAATCCACTGAAGGAAAAAAACTTGAAGAAACGGTTGGAAGATATGCTAAGATTGGTTCAGCAATAACTGGTTCATTCGCAGCTGCTCAGGCCGCTATTGCTTTATTTGGAACAGAATCTGAAGAGGTTGCCAAGGCGGCAGCTCAAGCTCAGAATTTACTTACACTTGCGTTGACGGGTCGTGAAGTGGCGGAAGCCTCAGTAGCGGGAGCAACGTTGATTGCAGACCTTGCCACGAAGGCACAGACCACATCTACATTGGCTGCTGATTCAGCAACCAAGAAATTCTATGCTACCTTGGCGGCTAACCCTTATACTGCGTTATTAGTTGGGGTTGGTTTATTGGTGGCAGCATTGGTTGCTTTAACAAATAGAACTGATGAGGCGGCTAAGAAACAAAAAGAATTACAAAAGACTGTTGATGATTCCGCAAGTAAGGAAATCGCCAAATTAAAAATATTAAAAGAAACATTAGAATCTGAGACTGCTTCAAGGGAACAAAAGAAACAGGCAATTGAAGATGCTAAAAAACAATTCGGTCCATATCTTGAAACATTAGACCAAGAGAAATTATTGACTGGTGAAATTACCATCGAGTATGACAAATTGACAGATGCTCTTATTCGTAAGGCAAAGGCTGAGGCATTTTCACAAGAGATTGCCAAACTCGCTTTAAAGGAATTGGAGATTAAAAGACAGTTAACCAAGGCAACTAATGACCAAACAACCGCACAAAGAAACCTACGTGATGCTGAAACAATTAGTAGAGGTGTTACTGGTGGTGGTTCAGTACCAGGTGTTGGTGGTGCTCAAACAACAGGTATCGTTGAAAGACAACGTGTAATCGCAGCAGATAAGGAAGTTAATAGACTACAAAAAGAGTTAAATCAAAACCTTCAAGAACAAACGGTTTATACAAATGAGGTTACCAAAGCAAACGAAGCTAACTTTAATATTTTAGGTGGTACTGCTCAGAAACTTGAAAAGAACAATAAAGAATTAAAAGTTAACGATGAATTGATTAGAAGTTTAATTAAAACTTATGGTCAGTTCAACTTGGCATTATTCCAATTGGGTGAATCCAATGTTGCCATTGAATCAAGTCTACAGAAACAAATAGACGAGGTTACACAACTTGTTAACGGATTAGAGGACTTGGATACCATCGAGGAGAAATTAGTTGCTCTAAACAAGACATTGGCTCAACAGAACGATTCTGTAGGTGATGCATTTGAATTGGTAAGGGGTAAATCAGAAGAGTTCTTCAACACCCTTAAAAAAGGTGGTGTTACTCAAGATGAGGTTAGAACTGCTGGTGAAAAATTAAGAAAAGAGGCATTATTGATTGCTGAAGATTTAAAATTATCACCTGAAAATACAGCACAATTGGAAAAATATGTGTTGTTATACACACAATTTACCGATGCGGTAGCTAAGTTCCAAACTACTGGTATTACTCCACCATTTGATGCTGCTAAATTTGAGAAGGATTTAATTGACGTTCAATTATTACTTGGTAAAATCAAGGTTGACCCATATAGTTTCCTTGACCCATCTGACCCTAACTACAGAAAACCTGAGGATTTACAAAGAGACTTACTCGACGCTCAAGAAAGACTACAAAGAGACCAAGAGGCCTTTGTTAAATCTTATGTTGCCAGTCGTAAAAAAGAAGCACAGAAAGAAATACAAGGATTAAATGCTGCTGAACTTGTTGAGTTTGAAAAATCATTGGGTGAGGCTGGTAAAGTTGCGTTTGAAAATTTGGTAAACGTAGGTAACCAAGTTATTATATTTGAAGATGGTATTGAAAAGGTTAGAATGAATGTTGATAAATTAAATGCTGAACTTGCCAAGTTAGAACCTCAAGCAAAACGAGCACTTATTGTTGAAAACATTGACCTTATTGCTGACCAATATCAAGGTATATTACAGAGTATTGAACTTAACGAAGAAAACGTATTGGCCTTAAAAGAGAAGATTAGAAAACGTGATTATTCAGAAGAAGAGAAATACAGAGAAACATTAGTACAATTACAAAAATCTTTATTAGCCAAGAACATTGATATATCCACATTATCTTATGAGGAAAAATTAAAATTATTAGAATCATTCTTAAGTAAGGAAGTTGAAGCTGTTGAAAATGCTGAAAAGAAAAAAGAAGATGCAACTCAAAAATCATTAGAGAAAATAGCATCAGCAATTCAGACATTCCAATCTATTGTTACACAAATTCAACAGACCACATCTGACTATTATTCATTCCAATTAGACCAGTTGGATAAACAGAATGAATCAATCCAAAAGAAGATTGTTGGTGATACAGAAGAGGCTAATAAGAAAAGATTAGAACAAGAACAAATCTATCAGTCAAAAAGAAAAGAACTTGAGAAAAGACAGGCTAAAACATCCTTGTCATTACAGTTGGTTCAGGGTGTTGCAAACACCGCACTTGCAATCACAAGAGCTCTTGCTGATGGTGGACCGATTGCAGGTCCAATCTTGGCAGGTATCTTGGGTGGTATTGGTGCTATCCAAGTTGGTCTTATTGGAGCTCAGTTAGCTGCGGTTGATAAATACAGACGTGGTGGTTTCTTAAAGATGGAAGGTGGAGGATGGGTTAATGGTCCAAGTCATGAATATGGCGGTGTTAAATTTGCTGCTGGTGGATTTGAATTAGAAGGAAACGAAGCAGTTATCAACCGTCAATCCTCATTGAATTATATGGGTCTACTTGACCAAATTAACCAATCAGGTGGGGGTAAACCTATCTTCAATAATTTTGATGATTCAAGAATTGTTGAGGCAATTTATAAACAAAGAAGTGAACCAATCCGTGCATACGTGGTCGAATCCGATATTACCAACAAACAACAGGTTACTCGTAGATTGGAACAATTAGCACAGTTTTAATTACAGATATTTATTAACAATGTTACGTATAATTGAATTAGAAATCGAAGAAGCATTAACGGGTAATACACGTGTAGAATCAGTGGCCTGGGTAGAAATGCCAGCAATTGAGCAAGAACTTATGTTCTTTGGAAGACAACAATTCTATAAAGCCCCTGAATATGTTTCTGAGATTGCATGTAGAGCAATCCGTGAGAATGAAGAACGTGGAAATCCTGCGGGAACTCAAGTAGGTAAGGTACGTGCACAACAATTGTGTAATCGTTCTGAAATCAGTTTGGAAACGATTAAGAGAATGAAGTCATTCTTGGAAAGAGCAGCCACATACAACTCAGGTAATTGGGACGATAACGGAACAATTGCTTATAATCTTTGGGGTGGTGAAGAATCTCTTACATGGGTTAATAAGATTTTACGTTCAGTTGATAATGAAGAGATGGCTGAATTAGAAGACGCTTGTTGGGAAGGTTACGAGCCAATAGGTACAAAAATTAAGGACGGTCGTGAAGTACCAAATTGTGTTCCAATTGAACAGTCTAAAGAAGAATTTGTTAAACCAAGTGCTGGTGAAACAAAGGATGAATTTATAGCAAGATGTATCCCATATCTTATTAGGGAAGGTAAGACACAAGACGCAGCGGCAGGAGCATGTTATGGAATGTGGGAACAGAAATTTGCTATCTATGACCGAGTGTCATTTGATTGGGACGAGACTTTAACAGACCCTCGTTCAATCAAACTATTAGAGAATGAAAGACGTAAGGGGTCGTTGGTATATATCATATCAGCAAGGTCGACACCAAGCAATGAAATGCTACGTTTTGCTTCGAAATGGGATATTCCAAGTCATAGAATTTTTACAGTTGGTTCAAACAAAAGAAAAGTTGAAAAAATCAAAGAATTGGAAATTGCCCGTCACTATGATAATAACGCTACAGTTATTAACGAATTGGGTGGATTACCTGTTGGTATTCAATTTGACTATGTTATTGGATTACCATCATATCAAGTAACCAGTGGTGATACCATGTTGGTTAAACCTGTATTGATGGAAGAAGACTGTGGATGTTTTCAATCTGAAAGTGAAATTGATGTGTTTGGTTATAAAACCAAATATTTCTATATCTGTCCTGGTGCTATCGGAACATTTACTGATTTGGTTAAAAATTCAGGGAGTTATCAACAAGACGTTTTTGGTATGATTAGAAGTGCTGCGGTTATTGCTGACAGTATATTCAAAATCGAAAAAGATGTTATTGAAAAAGAATCGGCAACTCCACAAGAACTGAATGAAGCAACAATGTTGGTTGACGACTTCAAAGATGTAATGCAAGAAATTGAAGACATCGTTGGAAAACAATATGATGTTTCATATATGGACGGACATATTGAAAAGATTCGTTCATACATGGGTAAAGAGAAATTTACATTATTGGGTTATATCAACGGTGAACCAGTATTCTCAAATAAAGAGGATGCAATTGCTTATGGTGAATCTAAAGGATGTGATGGTTATCACGAGATGGTTGACCAAGTTGGAAACACGGTATACATGGGTTGTGAAATCCACCAAGAGTTTTCAACAGATTTCTCTGAATATTCACAAGAAGAAAAAGAAGCATGGAACACCCTTATGGATTTAAAGACAACTGACAGACAAAAGTTTGAGGCCGTATTGTCAGGGTTAAACGGGGCAACCAAAGACGAGGTTGAAAGACGTAATCACACAAATCCAACAAATTACTTTAGATACGATATCAAGGTAACGGCAGGTCCACCAGACAGAAGTTTCTGTAATTCAATTGAAGGTAGATATTTCCGTAGATTGGAAATAGATTTATTAAGAGATAACAACAAAGATTTTGGACATAACGGTCAACCATATTCAAAATGGTTATACAAGGGTGGTCCTATCTGTAAACACGCTTGGAGAAAGTTCTTGGTTCAAGGTAGAAACTTTGCTGACATTGGATGGGCTGAAGGTAAAGCTGGTCAAGCACCAAGAGAATTACCTGGTAAGGGATTCTATCCTGGTACCCCACGTTATGAGGCAAATCTATCTAAACAAGGATTTGACTTAACAGGTGAGTTAGAACCAATCATGTGGGCCGATGATTACCCTGTCTATAATGACCCTATTATCGCTTCTGACGTATCATATCTAATGGGATGTGGTGGAATCTATGAAGAGATAATGATGGAGGGAAATAAGATGTTTAAAGCATGTTCTTCAAATATGAAAAAAGAAGAAATGTCAAAGAAACAATTATTTGCTTCTGATGAGGAAAAAAGAATGATTTACACTCCACTTATGATTCCTAACATTCTTATACCAAGAATGGATGAAACAACTGGTGAGAGATATTTCGTTAGATTCCGTCCTGAAACTATTGAAAAGATAGCTCAGAAATTCTTAATGGAACTGAGAAACAAACATACCAACTATGAACATAGTGATAAGAAATTCCAAGATGTTGTTATGGTTGAGTCATGGATTGTTTCAGGGGATAAAGACAAAGCCTATGAATTAGGATTTACCAAAGAACAAATTCCACATGGTACATGGTTTGCAGGTTATCGAGTTTTAGATACACCTGAAGGAGATGAAGTTTGGGATTTAATTAAATCTGGCAAAGTAAAAGGTGCGTCAGTTGAAGGGGAATTTTTATTGAAATTTTCTCGTCAAAAAACTGATGAATATTTATTGGAACAGATTATAAACATTTTAAATAAAATAGATTAAAAAAACTATGAATGCAACTGAAGCAATTAGTCGTATCAAAGATTTGTTAGGGTTCAGTTTTTCTGCAGAAAAGTTCTTTACTACTAAACTTATTGATGGTGAAACAGAAATCACAAACAACAAAGACAAAGAAACTTTGGAAATTGGTGATGAATTATTCATCGTGAAAGATTCAGTACTTGTTCCTGCACCTCCAGGGTCTCATGAGACCAGAGAAGGTCTTGTGGTAGAAGTAGCTGAAGACGGAAAAATCATCAAGTTAGAAGAAAGAGCAACTGAGGTTGAAGAACCAAAAGTTGAAGAAACAGAAACTGAGATTGAAAACGAGTCAACGGATATGATGTCTTCCAGTGTTCTTGCAGACGGAACTAAAATCGAAACTGACGAAGAAGGTGAGTTTAAACCAGGTCAACAACTTTATTTCATCACCGAATCAGGTGAGAAAGTAAAAGCATTGCCAGGTGAACATACAACTCAAAGTGGTATCGTTATCGTTACAAACGAAGACGGAATCATCACAGGTGTAAAATACCCAGACCAGTCAGGTGAAGGTTCTTTAGAAGACTACAAGAAAGACATGGAAAAGATGAAGGAGGCGATGTCAGAAATGGTCGGACTCTTAAGTGAATTGAACAAATTCAAAACGGATTTTGAATCCATAAAGGCTGACTTCGAGGAGTTCAAAAAACAACCCGACAGAGTGCCTGTATTAGAGAAGAAATTCTCAACACAAGATAGTGTTTTAGATTGGAAATTAGAACTAATCAGAAACGCATCAAAAAAATAAAATAAAAACCAAATAATAATAAAATGAAAACAGACAGAACAAAAAGTTTCAGTTTTAACTACGATTTGAGTGGTCTTCCAACGTACGAGCAGTATGGTTCAGATATGCTTATCAAAGCATTCTTGGGTCTTACTTTACCAAAGTATTCTATGGTACGTGCTAACTTGAAAGGAACAACTGAATTGGTAGGTTATGTAACTGATGACGTAGTATTGCAAGACCTATCTTGCGGATTCGACCCGACAGGTAACACAACTCAAGACGTGGTTGAAGTTGCTTTATGTAATAAAAAGGCAAACATGCAATTATGTCCATACGATTTGTATGATACATACTTGTCACAGTATTTGTCAAATGGAAACTTCCAAGAGGCAGTACCGTTCGAAGAGACAATCTTAACTGATATCTCTAATAGAACAGCAAATAAAATTGAATACCAATTGTGGTTGAACACAACTGCAACAGGAGCTACTGAATACAACAATCAGTGTTTCAATGGTGTTACAACCCTTATCACTTCAGGTAATGGTGCTACTCAATTAGCGTACTCAGCTATCACAGCTAACAACGCACTTGATGTATTCACTGCTATCTACCAAAGCATGGATGAAAACATCCTTCACAGAACTGACTTGGTTATCTATTGTGGTTATGATGCATACAGAGCGTTAATCGCTTCTATGAGAAATAGCTCATACATTAACTTATTCTCATTCGACTCTGCAGGTTCAACTGAAGGTTCAGAATGGTCAGTTATGTTACCAGGTTCTAACGTAAGAGTTATCCCAACTCAAGCTTTGACTGGTCAAAATAAATTGTACGCAGGAGCAGCTCAGTATATTCTTATCGGAATGAATGGCGAACAAATGACTACAAAATTGATGTACGACCCATTCCAAGATGTGATAAAAATCAATCTTCATGCAACTTACGGTGTAGGTGTGTTTGATGTTGCATCATGGGTAGTAATGTCCTAATAAACCTTTAAATTAAAAATATTAAGAATTATGTCTTGTTATATTTCAGAAGGTTATTCGTTGGATTGTAGAAATGCATCTGTAGGTGGTTTAAAAGCACTTTGGATTCTTGGAAACTCTGGTAACACAATTACTGGTTGGTCTTCAAACGTTGACGACCAAATCACTTCAATTTCAGGAAGTGGCGAGTTCTTTAAATTCGAATTGGTTAAACAGAGTTCTTCATTATCTGAAGCTATTACTGTAAACACTACTTCACAGTCAGTTGTATTCGAACCAACACTAACCATTAACTTACCGAAGATGTCTTCAAGTTTACGTAACTTGTTCCAAAACTTGGTATCTCAGAATAACATCTACGCTATTGTCCTTGACAACAACGATAGATATTGGTCTGTAGCATTCCAAAACGGAGCATTGGTTACTGGTGGAACACTTCAAACAGGTCAGGCTTACTCTGACTTGAACGGTATCTCTGCACTTACAATCGTAGGTGGTGAACCAAACGCAACTCAGGAAATCAATGTTACTACAACTCTTGCAGCTGTAATGACAGGAATTACTGTGTCTGCTGAATAATAAATTCAAAAAACCAAAGGGGGCATGCAAATGCCCCTTTTTTAGCCCTATTTAATAGTATGGAATGGAACGGTAGACAATACAGACCCGCAGGTCAGTTAATTAGAAATAGAAAACCTGATTTTCAGGATATGATGAGACCTTATGGTCAGAAACAAAATAATGGAAATGTATGGGTACCAGTTTTGTCTATTCCTGGTAATGTTCCACAACCTTCATCAGGACCAAGTCCATTTGACCCGTCATCAATCACGGGTCTTAAGTTATGGTTTGATGCTGATGATACTTCAACATTATCATTAAGTGGTAATTTGGTTGAGTCATGGACATCCAAAGGTGATGTCCCA